TTGTAACATCTGTGGTTTAGAAGAAGGTGATGAAGAATGATTGACACAGACAAATACGAATACATGGTGACACATTTCAAAAGCGGAGAGTCCGATGGGGCATTTGCTACCTACGAAGAAGCAAAGGCTCACTATGATTCACACGATGAAGAATGGCGTGAAGCACATTACATAGAGGAAGTGAGAAGAAATGATTGACACAGACAAATACGAAGGACACACCTGCGCTTACTGCGAAGAAGCAATTGAAGGGGAAGCAACGATGACTACATACGGAATACCGTATCATTCTTACTGCGTTGAGAAATTGATTGTTATGAAGCATCATGGCTACGATGGCCTTGACGAAGATGATATTGAGTATTGGGGTGATTGAATGATTGACACAGACAAATATACAGGACACATTGAAAACATTGGGCGTTGGCAAATGTTCGCAAATACTCTCCCCCGATGGGCGGAAGATGCAGACAGGAAACTTGTACAAGACGCACCACTTATCCTTGAAGATTACAAGCGGTTGCGTGAGGAAAAAGAGATGTTGCTTGAAGAAGTGAAGAATGATGATACAGGGATGATAAAGGCAATTGATGGTTTATTAAAAGCAGTAAAAGATAGGAATGAACAAGTCAAGCGGTTGCGTGAACTGATAAAAGAAATAGCGCAACATGACGCTAAAGAGTATTGGAGTTATGAACTATTACAAAAGGTGGAGATGATTTTATGGGAATGAACAAATCAATCAAAGTAAGTAATGGCTCACTTACTATGTGTGGCCTTAATGATTTCCGTGATACACTGAAAGCACATCATACAGTTGTATCGCTATGTCGCTATCCACCTAAGTTTATAGACTCGGACAAGCATGAGCGACACCACTATTACTTTAGGGCTAAAAATAGTTCACCGGAGATATGGGCGCATGCCGTAGACTTGGTAATTGATTTACTTGATGGGGGCAAAGATGTTCTCTTGCACTGCGTACATGGTAGGGATAGGACAGGTGGTGTAGCGTATGTTGTACTACATCTACTCGGTAATACGATAGGTGAAACTATCTCTAAGATGATGGTTGCGAGGCCGTCTATGGTGGAGGAATGGTCTACCATACTACATGAGAACAAAGACTTGTACGCTGACATAGCGAGAGAGGTATGTAATAATTTAATTCACGATGGAGAAATTAAAATTAACACTGAAAGAAATAATATATAAACTGTTGAAGATAAAGAGGTTGAGAAAGATGGCGACAAAAAGACAAAAGAAAGCGAGGCGAGGTAGATACTTGGCTAAGTTTAGAAAGAGCATAGCGAAAGCGATGAAGAAAAATAACATGATAGGTGAGGAAGAATGATAGATATAAGACTGAGATTAGATGGAGAAATAAACATGGAGATTGATGTAGAAGATATACTACACACGGATTTAATGAGTGTAGTTGAACAATACATTAGAGCGAACATAGAAGATATAATGCAATACATAACAGTGGAGGAATAAGAATGCACAATTTAGCACAGACAAAAGAAGGAGAATGGATGACGGCTTGGGCGGGGGCGACTCCGTGGCACAAGTTGGGTACACAGGCACAAGGATTGATGACAACAACCGAGGCGTTAGAGAAAGCGCACTTGGATTGGCGAGTTGTCAAAGAGCCGTTGTACTATGAGGACAATGATGAGATGGAGGTACTACCTGCTACCTACGGAGTATTCCGTACAGAAGGTGGAAAGAGAATACCATTGACTAAGAACGGTAAAGCAGTTGGTAAGGTATGGAAAGCACTACAGAATGTAGATGCGTTTGCATTCCTTGATGAACTATCGGGCGACCACAAGCCGAAGGTTGAGGTATGTGGTGCGCTAGGTGAAGGACAGACTGTATGGATATTAGCAAGACTACCTACGAGTATTGTCTTTGATGGTGTTGATACTATTCACAAGTATATACTTATCACTAATACACATGATGGTACAGGTTCAGTACGCATACTACCTACACCTATCCGTGTAGTTTGTTTCAATACTTTGTCAATGGCTCTTAGACAAGGGGCAGGTCAAGGTTATGCAATTAGACATACGGGTAAGATGCACGAAAGAATGAATGAGGCACTACAGGCTATGAAGAATGTAGAGGAAGACTTTAGCAGTTGGGCTAACGATGTAGAGAGAATGCTTGAAACTAAGATTACTCTTGATGATGCTCAAGAATACTTCATTGATGTTATGCAACTCAAGCGTGATGAAGACGGAGAACTTGCTACAAGAGGCAAGAACATTATTCACAATACCAACATACTTCTCATGTCGCCTACAAATAATGTAGGTCGTATGGGTGGTACAGTGTGGGCGGCGTACAATGCAATCACAGAAGCGATAGACCACAAACTAACCGAACTTAGAAACGGTGAGAAAAGCACTAAGCGTTTAGAGTCGGCTATGTTCGGCCCACTTGCACGAAGGAAAGTAATTGCATGGAACAAAGCGATGGAGATGATAGCGTGAACAGACCATACACTATAACGAAAAAGATGTGGAGTCAGTATCATAAGGTGCAGAAAAGCGGTAGCATGAATATGCTACTTCACCCTTTGGTTGAATACTTCATGGAAGATGGAGTATGGAGAAAGGCATTTGAACACTTTGAAGTGAATGAGAATCAAGAGGATTTGGTGATAACATGATAAGCGTATGGAACATAACCTTTGACATAGATGGTGAACTCTTTGTCTTAGATGAAGGAAAGATAGGAGGTACTACTGAATCATTGATTCGGATGATACTAACGAATCTAAACGAGGAAGACTTGAGGCCGATAGATAAGTTTGATATTAAAGCGATACTTGAGCATGAGGGTTTTAATTTGGTGAAGGAAGATGAAAAATAAATTAAGAGATAAAATAAAACAAGACATGTTAGACTTACAGAACAGGTTGGACAAACTAAACTTTTGGGAAGAGTCCGGTTACGCAGACCAACCGTGTATAGAACATAATTGGGTGCTTGGTATACACGCTACACCTACAGATTCAATGGATAAGTTAGAGTTGAGATACGGTTGTCCTAAATGTGGTATGACTATGATACGCTACTTTGATGTGACAAGTGAAACTCTACTTGACGAATGGGCGGAGTACCGTGAAGGAGTTGAAGAAGAATGACAGATTTAGATGAATGGAAAAGATATAACGGAAGGTTAGGCGCATTCTTAGGTGGCTACCATAGGCCATGCCCTACACCAAAATACAAACATTGTGAAGAAGACCCCGATACAGGTGTAGAATTACTGTTAAAAGACGGAAAAATAGTTCGGGGTTATCATGCTTGTGCTTGGTGTGATGCTGATTGTGGAGATGTAAATTATCACGATATAATGAGTGTGTTAAATTGTTGGGGTTATGAAGAACATCTTGAATTTATACGAGAACAACTCATTAACAAGTATGGTGAACCAAGAAAGATTATTTTTCAGGAATTTGGTAGTGATGGATGGACAAATTTAGACACGATAAAATATGAAGGAGATGAAGAAGAATGAATCTTAAATATATAGAGAAGGGTAAGTTGTACAATAGTGAAGACTACGGTTTTGAAATTAAAGAATACTTTACTACTATAAGTATAGCAAGAAATTATATTGAGTGTTGTAAAGATGATGTATCAATAAACGGTAATAACAAAACACATTTACTTGATTGGCTTGCTAACTTTGACGATACTTCTGTAAGTGAATATAATTATCATAACCCATTTTCATATCATACAATATGTCTATGGATAAAGAACGGGAGCATAGTATATCATTCGGGTGGTTTAGGATTTAAGACCACGAGAAGAACTACCAATTTCTTAAAACGAATTACCTACGATGAAGGCGAAGTAATTATAATGAAAATTATTCATCCGAAGTTTTCGGATTACATTGAGGAAATAGATGATGATATAAGTTATGATATGGATATGCAAATTGTAGATGAGCATGAGGAAGTAGGAGAAGAATTAGAGGGAGAAGAACATGTGGGTGATGAAGAATGAGTATGAGTGATTACAACATAGAATACATGCTTGGTTATCTTGACCATGCACAGATAGCAGATGGTGTTACTGACGGCGAGGTTGTTGTTGAAGAGATGAAATATCACATTGAAAGAATGCAAGACAGGTGGGGTTCTTACGAGGGTGTCCTTGATTTCTTACGATTGTATAGCGAGGACAGAACACTCGGTATCAAGTTTAAACAAACGATGATGGAAACTTCTCATAATAACGGAAACACATACAAACACTTGTATCACTTTGATGAGGACTACACGGAAGAACAATGGAGGGAAGAATATGTGGATAGCGACGAATAAAGGATGGTTGAGTATCGTAAGGCACAGGGATAAAGAAAATACTTTATTGGTGCGAGCGAGGAATAAAAATCACATTGAAAGTATTTTTGAAGATGCTAAAGTATATGTTGATGATAAGGCAGACTACCCATACAGGGCAGACATAGAAGAAGTTGAAGTGTCAAGAATAATTGGTGATATGTTATTGGACATTACCTATGATAACTTCAAAGCAAGTGTAGATGATAACGAGTATCACGATTCACTAATGAGTGTATGGCATGTGATGTACAGGTATGGGCTAGACCACAGACCGTATGCAAATCAAACATCGTTAAATGATTACTACACTACGGGAGATTACTGAATTATTATTTAAACTGTTAAAGAAAAAGAGGTTGATGAAAATGATTAGAATGACAGATAGACTTAGAGAATTAGTACACAGTTTACTTTGTGAAGGTATAGACCATCCTAACTTGTATGAAAACTTGACTACCATTAATTACGGTATGGGAGTATGGACTGTAGAAGAAGTAGACTTCTGTATTGAATGGATGCAGAATAAGTTGGGGGTGTAAGTATGAATGATAAAGATATAATAAACATACAAAAACAGTTAGTTGAATTAACAGAATCACTTGAAGTAATTGAAACACTGCGTGATGATATTGCTCATTTTTGGGTGCATGAAGAAGAAGAAGTGCAACTACATAATCGTGGTAGCCACACTTTATCACCTTTAATGAGTGTAGTAAGTGGTTTACATACGGCGTATGAAGAATTGGATAATGCAATTAAAACATTAGAAAAGGTGATTGACTATTGGGGTGAAGAAGAATGAACATATTTGTATTAGATGAAAACCCTATTACTGCGGCGCAGTATTTAGATGATGTAAGAGTACCTAAAATGTGCGTAGAAAGCGCACAGATGATGGCCGCTAGTTTGCGTAGGCATGGTGCTACTGATGAGCAGATGCCACTTACCAAAGCAGGTAAGCCATACAAGGGAGGCTACAAGCATCACCCTTGTACAGTATGGGCGGGCGATAGCCATGACAATTTCATGTGGTTAGCCAACCATGCTATTGCTTTGTGTGTTGAGTACACAAGTCGCTTCGGTAAACAACATGCGTGTTTAGAACCGATTGCTAAAATGAATGCTTTACAAGCATCAAAGATTATTGTACCTAAAGGTAAACTTACTACATTTGCACAGGCCATGCCCGACGAATACAAAGACGATGATGCAGTCAAAGCCTACAGGTCTTACTACAAGTCCAAACAATACAGTAAGGGCGGTGTACGGTATGTCCGAGCAGATGTTCCTACTTGGTGGGAGGTGACGGCGTGAGCAGATATGTGTATGTAGGTGATGATGAAATAGCCAAAATAAATGGCGTTGATTGGTGCTTTGAAAACGGTAGAGATACAAACAATTGGATTATACCGGAACATGAGGAATGCGTGGAGGTGACGGCATGAAAGGAATAAAAGGATGGAGAGCAGAAATGAGAGAAGGTCGAGAAGTGTATATCTGTGATGATACAGACACGATAGCAATTCCTTGTTGGACTATAAACGGTACAAGATACCGTGTGTTCCATAAAGGCGTGGAGGTGAAGGCATGAGATTGAATAGTGAAGTATTATACAACAAGGAAATTAGCAGTGTGGTATGCTCAAAATGTGGTAAGTATGTAGATGCTGACTACTTTGGTGGTATGATTAAGGTAGCACCATGTAAGTGCGTGGAGGTGACGGCGTGAGTGAGTTTATCAAAAAAGGATTCTTCCCTGTGACTTGCGACCACGAATGGGATGACGGTAGTTTTTATGGTAGAGGGGAATTGGTTGTCACTTTTACTTGTTTAAAATGTGGCACTCATGTTGCTTGTAATGTAGAAAGCCCCGAAGATGGTGTAGTATGTCATGATAACAGTAAGGTTTGCTACCACTGTAATGAACCGGAAGATGAATGCTACTGTGAAATTTGCACACGGTGTGATGAGTTGGTTGAAGATAGCGACTACTGTGAGCGTTGTGATTGCGTGGAGGTGACGGTGTGAAGCGAGTATGGATTGTATTGAACAATGACGGAACAACAGTAATATGTGATAGCAAGCAAGAAATGGATTGCTACGCTAATCTATCCTCAACACAGAAACTTGAAGGGCCATACATGATGAGTGAAGAACAAATAAAACAAGAGCAAGATTATAGCGTGGAGGTGACGGCATGAGTGAAGGTATTGAATGTCCGATATGTAAAGAGGTTGGAGATTGCTTCATTGATGAAGATGAAGATAATTTAAACAACCTATGGTGTAATTCTTGTGGAGTTAGTATTCAAACAGAAGAAGGCGTGGAGGTGACGGCATGAATTGGGCTATACACAGGGCGTATTACATTGACCTACTCAAGAAGGGTTGGCCTCTCAAGAAGGCTTATGATGAAGCAATTAGACTAAGCGTGGAGGTGACGGCGTGAGTAAAAAAGATTGGGGCGAAGGTATAATGATTACATGCACTAATTGTCATGCACCTATCTGTAAAGCATTTCCTCCGATAGCGTGGCAAACGGCACAGTATTATCGTTACTACTGTGATGATTGCGAATTGCCCGAAGGCGTGGAGGTGACGGCGTGAAGTGCGAATTATGCGATGAAGAAGCATACGGTATGATAGATGGACTCGTCGCTATTTGTTGGGATTGCGATACTTCATGTGGTTCATTTGAACCAAGCGTGGAAGTGACGGCATGAGTTGTGATTGTGATTGGGAAAGACTCAACATAAATCCCGTAGGCTACACCCCTACGGGTAGAGAGCAACACGAATGGTATTGTTCATTCTGTAAGAGTAGAAGAGTATCTTCTAAATATCCTTACAAGCGAAGCGTGGAGGTGACGGCGTGATACCATCAGTATGTACAGAAGAAGATTGTGAATGCAACGGAGAAATGGTAGACCCTGTAAATTATTATACAGAAGGTGAACTACTTATATTTGAATATGAATCTCAAGAGTGTAGTTGGATAGAAACTTATAGATATGAAGGAAAAGATTGGAGGCGGTAAAATGAATGATAAAGAAATAGAAACAATTACTCCCGATAGTGCCGAAGGAGATATGAGAGATTATGAGATACTTCTTAATGGGGAGTATCATACTGTTGTGATGGAAATTGCGATTTGGGATAACGGGATTAACTGTCCGACTTGTAATAAAATTAACAGTAAAAATAAAATGTATTTACTTAGCAACGGGCAGTATCTTTACAAAGGGGTATGTTGTGGCATGTTTGGACTGTGTGAGGTCAATGGTGAGGACAATGGAATGGCAACCGACAACTGAAATGATAACTTGGGGAAATGAACACTTAGGGGCAATACCTGTTGATGGTATATGGTCGCCGGAAGGTAGCGGTATACAATACAGAAAAACAGGTGAGAATACTTTTGCACTTATGTTTATGTACAATCATCCCGAATGTGAAGTACACCATGAAAGGTACATGGAGATAATGAAGGCATGTGGATATGAAGTCTTAGAGGGTGATGGGGCGCAAAAGATTACTCCACCACTCGACCCTATGGCTAGAATGCAACAAGAGTATGAGATGAAGCAACAACAAGCGAGAGGTTGGTTGTGTCCCTCTTGTGAGTTCCCACTTGCTAACTGTGAACTTGAAGATAGAAAAGATGAGTTCATAGAAGTAATAGATGCTGAACTTACCGATGGAGATAGTGCTGAAATTGAACTATGGAGTTGTACAATTAAATGTGGTAGCGAAGGTTGTAATGAAGAAATAAAAATGAATCCCGATGATTACCATTTGTTAGCAGGTGATGAATACTTCATGCGTTGGAACTTTGATGATAGTCGTCAATACATGGCTCTAACAAGAGTACAGATGAAAGAGATGCAAGATGCAAATGTACTCAATGGTGAAGTTCTCGGAAGCAACCATGACGGAAAGAAAGTACCTCCGTGGCTTTGGGGTGCTTATGTAGTCAAGAGAATTTTATCTAAGGTTGAAGAAGATGAGTAATTTTGAAAGAAACTTTTGGGAAGATGATTCAAAGGTAAGGAAGTGGTCTTCCGGTAAAGGTAAGGTTCGCCTTGCTTGGGTTAAGTGGGGAGGCCGAAATTGGATTGACCTAAGAATACTTAGGCGTGAAGAAGACGGATATATACATTCTAAAGAAGGAGTTAGACTTACACCCGAACAATTACGCAGTATGCTACCTATGTTAAATGAAATGTTAGGCGACATAGATGATGCTATTGAAAAAGCGGAACGGGAAGATGATATATAAACTGTCATAGATAAGTAGGGTGATAATATGGACAGAAAATATGATTTTTCTAATGGGTACATAATAGAATCTCATAACCCTAATGAATTAAAGTGGGAGTTCTTACTTTCATTGTACCCTAATAAAGATAATTTAACTCAATTAAGAAAAGAAGTGATAAGTAGATTACCCCCTAATCAAAATTATATCGTAGCAACTCCTTTTCATATAGCAGTGGGGGAGAAGATTGATGCTTCAAGCGTATCACATTAAATGGTATCACCCTAACAGGGTTTGGATTTTCAATGATGGTGCGTTGAAAGACCAACCTATTTACTATGGTTTTGATAGAATCATAACTAAACTGTTGCAGATGGAAGGTGCAGTAAAATACAGACGAGCCTTACATAATGGTTGTAAATTACTTATGAGTAATATACAAAGACCTAATACTTTCAAATTTAATTTATTAGAGCAAGAGGGTATTAGCGGTAAATATACTAATGATGAGATAGGCACAGGTTGGATTGATTGTCAATATCTCATTGGGTGTATAGATGAATTATACATCGGGGTGGTGGTGGACTAATGTTAATCTCAAGAGCCGTAGTGTTAATTTCAAAAATGCCTAAGTTATCTTTAGATGAAATAACTAAAGAAGAAGCGTATGAACTTTGGGAGTTTCTTGATGAAGAATGCAAACTCCCAATAACAAAAACAAGACTGAAAGTAAGACTAGCAGATGAATGCGGGGTTTTCATTGAACAGTTAGATGCGGTAGCCAACGGTGCTTCATTAGCAGAAGTATTAGTAATGGAGTCTTCCGATTCTAAAGGAAATATGCTTACAATTAACCAAATTAAAACTCATTTCGCTTCTATAAATAGAGAAGAAAAATGGATTATAGGATTGTGTCATTATATGAATATAACAGAAGCCGAATTTGTATGGCGTTGGGCGTTAAATGAAAGGTGGCGTTCAATCAAATACAGAATGCGTAAGTGGGCTAAAAATTTATCTAACATGCACGATGAGATTGTAGATACTTATACCATGTTAGATGTAATTTATGGTTTAATATCTAAGGAAGAAGTATCTAAACCTACAAGTAAATTCAAACGATTACAGTCATGGGATAGTCCTACTGCATTACCTCATAAGTTTTGGTTTATTCCCGATTGTGGTACTTTGTTGTTCATAGAAAATTACATGGTAAGAAATAGAAATGGTGAAGTGAATCGTGAGTATACACCACAGGTAGGTGAAGCCGAAGATTGTTGGTGTTGGATAGATTTGTTAGGAACTACAAGATTACATAACCATGAACAATATATACCATTCTCAAAATATCAAGAACCGCTAGGTGGTTTAAAATCGGAAAATGTATCTTGGCGTGAGGCTAGTAAAATTTTATATGACTACCCGAAGGGTGGTTTTTTGATAGAATATCATAATGAATACTATCTGTTCACTAAAGGTACTCCCGCACTACAAGTTCAAGCGTTATCTGTAAGAATGATTAAGGGTATTGGGTATGAATTTATTTTAGGTGTTAAAGATGGTTTAACAGACATAATTGATGTAGACAAAATGAAGATACAAAGCCTACCATTTGAGTTAGAAACGGTGTTAAAGAAACGGAAAATCCCTATACAGAACTCCCACACTTCCCATGACATACCGTTTTTAGTTTTAGAAGTAGCATACTCATGGAGAGCAGAAGATGGTTGGGGTTGGCGGTATATGTCTACTAAAGATGAGGGAAGCATAAATGATGTAGATGATTACACGACATACATTTCTTTGGTAGGTGTAGACAATGAGTAAACATTTAATGGACATAGGTTTGGGTGTAGTGCTTACTAAGATGCGCTTCTCGGTATCTGTATCTAAGGTACATTACGGTCATGGGTTTAGAGTAGAGAAGTACATACAGATAGACATACAAGATTCTCATACTAAAGCGATTGTACAGTTGTTTTGTGATGAAAATAAATTAACACTGAAATATCGTGTAAAGAAGAAAGCAGACATACAAGCATGGATAGATGCTATCGCTCCGTATGACATGTTTATAGAAAATAGGAATGGGTATAAGCGTATGAAATGGATATTAGATAATCCAATGCCTAGAGCAAATAAGAATACATCGCTAGATAATTTTTATGATTGGGTTAAAAAATGGGATGACTATAACTTGATTTTGGAAAATAGTATTTAAACTGTCAAAGAATAGAAGGTTGATGAAGTTGAATTGGAATGAAAAATTACGACCTACTACTCCGGTGGAGATTGTAGGTAATAATGTATTTGTTCAAGACTTTATTGAATGGGAAAAAACGGGTGAGTACCCATCGGCCATACTTATAGTCGGTCCACCGGGTACAGGTAAATCTAGTGCGGCAAACGCTATTAGACACACAATGTTAGGACAATGGAACAATGATATGAATGTTCTTTGGACTAATGCGAGCGATGATAGGGGGATAGCACACATTCGTGAACAGATTAAACAGTTTGCACGATTGAGTGGTATAGGGGTTGCTCGTAAATTAGTTGTACTAGATGAGGCTGATGGGCTTACTCCCCAATCTCAAGATGCTCTTAGGGGTATCATGGAGAAGTATGCTCATAGGGTACTGTTTGTACTTACTGCTAACTATCCCGATAAGATAAGACCTGCCATTAAGAGCAGGTGTACAGTTTACACATTTACTCGTGTATCACCTAAAGAGGGTGCTAGACATTTGATGAGAGCGACTGAATCATGTGGTGCGCCTGTGGAATGGGAAGAAGTGTATGAAGATGTTATCACAAGATGCGGTGGTGATTTAAGGGCGGCAGTGAATCTCTTAGAGAGTACGCCTAAGAAACCCGATGCTCTCAAAGTTTTGAATAATACAACCGAAGATGAATGGTGGAATGACTTTACATCATGCGAGTATAATGAACTACGGTTGAAACTTCAAGACAATTTAGAAAGGGCAGGTGGTCGCTTACCTTTCATGAATAATTTTCACCAATACATCAAGGGGTTCTTTGACAAAGACTCCGAAACTGTATTCAGCGTATTGTGCGTATGGGGCGATATGATGGATAGAGTACATGAGTTTGCGGGAAGAGATAATGCCTTCGTAGATGTATTGGTGGCTAGACTAAAAAAAGAAATGAAACAAGGTGAATAAAATGAGTTGGAAAGAAGAAGATGAATACATTGATGCTGAAAGTGAAAGCACAGGTAGTGAGGTTGAAAAGGCTAAAAGCCCTACATTCCCCCCTGCCGTAGCGAAAAGAATTGTCGCTTACAGTAATAGAACAGGTAAAGATGTAGAAGAAGTAAAGACTATGTATCTTAACTACATAAGAAAAGAATATGGTTGTACAGACCACACAGTAGAAGATGAAGACTTGCTTACTGATTGGGCTGAACAAGTGTTTGTTCAAACAAGAAAAGAGCAAATGTCTTCATCGGGTACATCTACATGGGTTGGTTGCTTCTTAGGTGTAGCAGACAGAAAGAAGGATAGACTTACTAACATAGTAAAATCAAATCTAAAGTTATACAAAGATGACCCTAATGATGCAATTAGTAGTGGTCGTCTAGGTGTATTTGAGAAAGACGGTGGCCTATGGTCAGTGCGTACTAAAGAAGGCTTAACGCCTCTTGATGAACAAGCAGACCAAGAGCCTACATATGGTATCAAAGTTGGTAGCGAATATGTATGTCTACTTACTCGTAAGGGTATGCCTTCCCCATCTACAAGAATGGGTAGATACGCATACTTCTTGGGTGGTGAAGAAGGCGACTTCGTGAAGAACGGTAGCGTTGGACTATGGCAAGTAGACCTTACAGGTGAGAATGCAGACATGGAACTAGACATAGGTAGACCATGTAAGATTCCTGTTATACCTCCAAGAGAAGGACAAACAAATGATTTCTTCAAGACAGTTCTTGGTACATACTCTAACTTTGAAATTACTTACACTGATGAGTTTGTAAAAGAAGAATATAGGGCATTACTACAACCGATGAACTATTGGACAGATGATGAGAACCATGAACTGTTTGTAGCACTAGATGATGTTGAAGAAGCGTTTGACAATCGTAAGACCAAGACTAACATTGATGGTAGAAGTATTACATACGGTCCACTAATCATTACCAAAGGTACAATCAACAGTATGAACAGTGAACCAAGAGATAGTGAGTATGACCCCGAAGGGTTCAACTATTTCATGTCGCTTGGTAGTATGAATGGTGATGTAGACTGTTGGATTCCGGGTGCAGTAGGTAAGATGACTAAACCGTTTACGGCGCATTGGGGAGAGCAAGCATTTGACTATGCTGAAAACTCAACAGTGCTTCTGTTTGGTCGTTTAGGTATGAAAGACCGTGATGGTTTGATGAGTCCTAAGATTACAGTCATGGGTGTATATGGACACCCTCGTAGATGCCGAAGGAGAGCAAGCGGTGGAGATACAGGAGTAGGACAATTTGAGTAGGTGATAACATGGCGGGATTTGGACAGACAGTAAAAGCACAGAAAAAGATTGAAGAAGCAGTAGAAGAGGTAGTTAGTAAACCTACTAACAGTAAAGACCCTTATGCACATTTGAGGCAAGAACAAGAATCAATGAGTCATATCTTTAAGACTCATTTCTTTGTTGGTGCTTCCGGTCATGATGGTACTTGTAAGTCAGCCGTATTCTTAGATGCGTATGAAAAAGATGCTAACAAAGCCGAAGGAGCGATAACACATGCTATTGACTTTGACAACGGTGTAGGTATGCTTAATTCGGCTATCTACAATAACCCTAACATCAAAGCATGGAATCCGTGGCAGATGGGAGTAAAAGATAGAACCGCATACGATTATCCGGGTACACATCAGCGTGTCATGGATATTATGAAGTTCATTATTAGCGAAGTAGAAAGAGGCGTTCCGGTATGGGGTGTACTTGTAAGCGGTCTTGACTCATGGCTTGAGATATGTACTAACAACATGCGTATCATTGACTTAGGTTTGGCTAAAGATGGTATTGATGCGGCAGATAACAGGGGTGCAGGTGAAGCAAAGCGTGTAGAGCGACAGTCCGATTGGGCTATCCGTAATACTCGGTTTCATCAACTCACTAAACTAAGTCGTGATTTGGTTAGACTTGGTGTTAGAGTATTTTGGGAAACTCACTTACGGGCTACTAACTTCTCCTACAAGGAAGATGCGCCTGTTGTATGGCAACCGGAATGGGAGAAGAAAACTAACAACTACTTACCTACACTTATTCGCATGGAAGCCGTCAATGAATACGATGATGAAGATGAATTAGTATCTACTACTTACACTGCTACATACACTAAATGTAAAACTAATCCTTCACTTGTTAATCAAACAAGGACAGTAATGACTACTTACACAGATGGAGAGCCGAAATGGTACGGTCTACCCGACCTGTATGACGGTACATTGTAATACTCAAATGGTGCTTTTGAGATAGGTTTACCAAATAATAAGCGGAAAATGACACTTAAACGGTATAGTAGTTTTTATCATAGTCTATGAACCGCTTTCCTATCTAAAAATGCAGGTGATAATATGACAAAAATAACAGTTAAAAGAAAAGAGTTCCTAACTTTCCTAACAACATTTGGGAAAGGTATACCGGACTTGCGTATAGAATGTGCAGGTGGTAGACTCACCGTAGAGATTGCATACGCATGGTATTATCTAAGGAAACAATTTCTTGCTGATGTAAACCAAGAAGGCGCATTACATATTGCCGACTTGGATAAATTACTTTTATTCTTAAAGTCAAGTAAACAAGATGATGTAGTCATTAGACAGACTGAACCTACAAAACCACTATACATAGAGGGTGGTGGAAACAAACTACAACTACCTAGTACTGATGATATTGAATCAGCATCAAAGACCGTAGTGATTAGAAAACTATTGAAAGACTGTGAAGAATCCGGTTGGTCTAAGTTCGGTAAAGTATCTCTTAGTACACACGCTAGTTTAGCAACTAAAGATTTGACTTCATTAGCAGGTATGCGTAGTCTTGTATCTAAAGATACACAATTCAAACTCCGCATACATTGTGGTGAAAATGAGATGGGTATTGTAGCAGGTAAGGCTTCAAGTGGTCGTTTGTTTACCACACTTCCTGTATGGGATAGCGACGGACCGGCTACTACTGTTGAATCATACTTTAGTGAAAAGATGCCGATGTGTCTACAGTTTCTTGATGAAGAAGATACTCGCATGCACATGGGTAAGAGTACTTGTGTTATCTTTGAGCAGACCAATACTTTACTCATGATTGTAGATGAGGCTGATGACTGATGATTATTGATTGGTTTACTGATGACCCTTATGAGCCACCTGTACTCTATGAGCGTACTCGTGGGGCTGATGGTGTGCTTCATGAGAGGTACATTATGGAAGGTGATGAAGATTATGTCAAACCTCATTGTTGGGTAGCGGAGGCCGCACCTACATGGGTAATGAATAGGCTAAAGGCTCACAATGCTACGGTACACCGTGAAATTAAGGCTAAAGGTATTGATAATAAAATACTTGTTAAAGTATCTGTAGACCATCCTAATAAATTATGGGAGATAAAAGATAAATGTCCTAGATGGACTTATGAAGCCGATGTTAATTACTTAGACCAAATATTACTCATTAACTATCCCGATAAGATACCGGAGTTCAAACCCCGCATATGGTACTTTGACCTTGAGTGGAGTACAGAAGATGAAACTACTACAGTCATGGCGGTATCGGATAACTTTAGTGAGCATCCTGTAGTCTTCGCATGGAGTGAAGAATCTATCCGTGATACTATTACTAAGACTGAATGGATTGATAGGTACGAAGGGTATGAACTTAGAACATATCCTAATGTACACAAAATGCACGAAGGTTTCCTTGACTATCTCGATGAATGTAATCCCGATATGTTAGTAGCGCATGCTATTGCTTGGGCTGACTTGCCTCATCTTTATCATCAGTTAGGTGCATTGAGAGAAAGGTTATCTCCTGTAAACAGGGTTATTGCTCCCAACAAGAAGACAGGAGCATACAGAACTACGGCACAACCTATCAAGGGTAGACTGATATTTGATACTGCGGCGCAGTGGACAGACGGTAGTGGTTTTGAGGGTATATGGCAGAAGTCCGGTAGAGGACAGGCTCAATCTCGCAAATTAGATTGGTTTGCTACTGAACTCGGTTTTGGTGGTAAACTAACTAATGAAATAGAGGGCATGACAGTACACAATGGTTGGAAAGAATACTATGATGATTTTGTAGATTACTGTTTAGTAGATACTACACTACTGCGTGATTGTGATGAGAAACTAAACTGTATCTCATATCACATAGCCATGCAACAATTAGCCGGAGTTTCATTCGGTAGTACTCACAAGGTGACTAGATATTTTAGAGGACTGATGGGTAGGCGTACAGACTTGAAAGCACCATCGTCTTACAAAGAACAAAGACCCGAACTACAGGCCGCATGGGTTATGCCTCCTGTAGCGGGTAGACATGAAGGAGTAGCATTGGTAGACTTTGCTTCTCTATATCCTAACATTATACTCTCCGCTAATTTATGTTATACAACATTGGTAGATTCGGGAGGCGAGAATATTTTAACAATTAAAGTACCACCAAAGTATGATGCTAACGGCACTGCTATAGCGGGTACGGGTGGTACATTTCATTGGCGACAAGACAGAATGGGGTTGTTGCCTTCTGTAGTCAAAGACATGTTAGACTTGAGGAAGAAGTACAAGTCGCTCATGTACGAGGCTGATGATGCTGATACTAAACTAGGGTACAATATGCTACAAATGGCCGTGAAGGTTGCGGTCAATGCAATTTATGGTATGACAGGAAGTAAAGTGGTAGCGGGTCAATGGAGTAGTTATCCTATCGCTCAATGTATTACTTACTTAGGTAGAGAATCTATCACTATGCTTACGGAAAAAAGTGCTGAAAAGGGATTCATACCCTTAGCAGGTCATACAGATTCAGCGTACATCAAAGTACCATTTGACAAGGCACAGGAGATTTCTAAGTATCTTACTGATGTAGCACAGAATGAAATGAATCTAAAGTATCTTGATGTAGAACTTGAAGCGTACTTTGACTATTGGATTACTGCGGCGACAAAGAATAGAAACTTTGGAATTAAAGTATGGCCGGAAGAAGATGCAGGTCAAATGAAAGTCACAGGCTTTGAAGTTAAAGCGTCTAATGCTACACCGATATGTAAACGAGTACAGAAAACGGCATTCACTATGATTGCTACAGGTAAGGGTGAAGAAGAAGTATGGGAAGTAGTTAGACCGATTGTAAAGAATGTATACAAGGGTAATGAACCTATAGAGTCTGTAAGTGCGTATGGGCGTTTGTCTAAACACTTACACGAATACAAACCAAGTCATACTCCTATGACCGCTAAAGCGGCTATGTATTCTAACACACACCTTAACACTTCATTTGGTAAGGGTGAAGGAATCAAATGGGTATTTATAAATGGTGTACCGGAAGGGCAACCACCATGTAATGTGATAGCCTATGAAGACGAATCTCAACTTAGAGGATATGATATTGATTGGAATACGGCAGTAGAAAAATGGATTACTAAGAAACTAAAACTTGTGTATGAAACTCTTGATTGGGATTTAGAAAAATTAACTGAAAGGCGTATTCCTAAAAAATATTGGTGATTAAAATGAAGAGAGTTATATGTAAAAAGCCGTTAGTACACAGGCCGGAGTTTGAAGGTAAGTTTCACTGTAAAAGATGTGCAGAAGAAGAAAGAGTTGAGGCTGAATTATTTTTAGATTTAATTGATTGAGGTGATAAGATGAGTAAACATGAAGATGAAGTTTGTAAGAAGATACTAATGAGAGCCGAAGTTGGTAAGGCTAAGTATGGCGTTTCAATGGAAAGAACAGACTTGAACATTGTAGAATGGCTTACGCATTTACAGGAAGAACTGATGGATGCCGCAGTGTATGTAGAGCGTCTTATTCATGATTACAAAAAGTACGCTAACAGACAAGAGATTGTTGATTTACTAAAGGAGTTGAATGAGTGAGATATAACCCCAATGGTGATGATAGTCGCCCTAAGATAGATGATTACCTAAAAGAAACGGGTAATGAGAAGGAGGCTGAATCATACAAGCGTAGCACATACGCATGGAATCCTAATCTACAAGACGGTAGTATTTTGAGAATTACAAAGTCAAGCATTGGTACATTTGGTTGGTGTCCACAACAATATTACATAGAGAAATTCAAAGGATTGAGGGGAGAACAAGAAGACCATCACATTAGAGGATTGAATGTTCACGATATGATGGAATGGTTTTGGGCTAATTTTACAAAGGAACAAGAAAAATCAGTGTTAAAGTTAGTAGCAGAATCATATTCTCAAGCAAGAGAGATTTTCTTTAGTGCTATTCCTAAACCTCCCGAACCGTATCAGTTTGGTGAAGATGAACAAATAGAACAATGGTTGAATTGGCAGTTTACAAGATTGATTTCTACACAAGGTGAACAATGGCGACCTGTAGGTGTAGAGGCTAACATACAAGCAACAAGGTTTGTTGAGGTAGATGGTGAACAAATACCTATACACATGAACGGATTTATTGATACACTCTTTGCTGATGATGATGGTTTTGCTCTTATGGAATTGAAGACGGGTAAGTATAACAAGAACAAACCGGGTTCTATGAGGAAGGAAATGGCGTTTTACAAAATGATGTTGGAGCATAGCCCACATCAAGAATTTTTACCTATAACCCATTGGGGGTGGGAGTTTCCGGGTGGAGGCATAAACGGTGGTGATGGTCCAACAATACATTATGAAGATGCAAAGGGTGGTGGGAAGTACGCTATGAGAAGTGTAGAAAAGAGTTTAGTTAAACTTATCAAAGCACACATAGAAATGGACTTCCCTGCTATGCCCTTTCTTGGTAGATTCAAAGAGGGTTTACCTATGGAAGAACAAAACCTAAAATGTAAGTGGTGTAGTTTTGAAGACCATTGTGAATTTTGGACAATAACAGATGAATATTTAGATAAAATAGGAGAGGAAAAATAATGAATATGAGAAAACAGATGAAACTTTATTTAGAAACAGTTAGAGAAAGTAAAAAGAAAGAAGAAAAGAAAAAGAAACAGGAGGAAGAATGATGAAAGAAGTAGCAGTATTAATGGAGAAAGTATTGAATGAGTTTGCTAATAGAGATGATATACTCGTAAGAGTACATGTTTCTAAAAGCATGAGAAGTAAGAAGTGGGAAATGACAAATGTAATGCGACAAACCACACTAGATGAGTTCGGCTTCGGACTTGGTGAAAAGAGAGTTTCACACCCTTACGAACTTACATATTCAGTACACCCTTCATTATTGAAAGTAGGTAATGTAATAGAAACTTATAGTGAGATAAAAGAACATCTTGACGATAAATTGTTTTCTTTACGGTGATTACATGCCCTTTGTGCCTATTGACTTCCCTCGTGAAGTTCTTGAACTACCTAGTTCGGGAGCAAGAGGTTGGAGAAGATTGGTTAAAGACAGTAATGAATTAGAAAAATATTGGAAGGGAAAGAACGGTAGTGGTAATGTATACTTCACTGCTTATGGGTACAATGAAACCAAAGCACCTAAACACCATAGAGTAGATTACAATACTCCTAACATACATCATTTTGTAATGGACTTTGATTGTAAAGATTTCAAGAATGGTGGAGAAGATGTGGAGTTTGAGAAACCTCATGCAGAAGTAAAACGATTACATAAAATGCTAATTAAAGATAATACCTTACATTTTGTATGGTTTAGTGGTGGTGGATTTCATGTATGGATTCCGCTAAGTGAAACACTAAGTCCCAAAAGTGGTAATGAGTTGTCAAGGATAAAACATTCGGGAAGAGTACTGATTAACTCTTGGGAAAAGAAAATAGGTAGTTTACGATGTAATGACCCTACCGTAGCGTTTGATACAAGCGGTATGATACGCATACCTAACTCTTACAATGCTAGAAGAGAATGTTGGAGTATACCACTTACAAGTGAGGATATTCTAAACGGTAATTTTGATTATTACATGGACAAGGCACAGGATAGTCAATCGGGTTATATTCCGCTAGGAGAAAATAAATTAACATTTAAAGTAATTAAAAGTAAGATTATGAATATGAGCGATATAAAACCTATTGAGATACCGACTGTATTCTTAGACGACATAATCATACTACCTTGTTTATCTCAAGCGGCGTTGGGTGGAGGAAACCCTACACATCGTGCGAGATTTCATCTTGCATCTTACTTAGCAGATAGATTCCGTATGTTCTTTCCCGCTTGGCAAATATCAAAAGAAGATAAAGAAAGACATGTAAAGATTATATCTAAGTTCTGTGGAGGGCAGAATTGGGTAGACTACAATAAAGATGTAACTGAACATCAAGTTGCGAGTATAGTCATGGCGGGTTATCCACACGCTACATGTACTACCTTATACGATGAAGGGTTTTGTATTGGAAAATGTCAATTTTATGACGGGAGTGGAGATTGGAATGAGTAATATATTTGATAAGTATTTTGAAAAGAAGCATACAATAAATGCAAGGAAATGTATTCATTGTGGTAAGGGTATGCGCCCACCTGCAAGGGGAAGAGAAAGCAAAACTAATTTGTGTCATACTTGTGTGAATGATAGAGATAGTTTACCGGAACGGTTTTTCTGTAAAGGTGTAAACAAAGCAGGTAAAAAATGTAGATTAATTACCATTGATGATTATTGTAGTCATCATAAAAATCAAGGTGAAAGTAATGGCGAAGATTGATTTAATTATAGATAGTAATGAAAGAGGTCTATTGTGTGATGCAGTAGAAAGACGAGCGAAAAGTGCCGGACTAACAGTGGTAAGACAAGCATTAGTTGTAGGAGATTACAAACTAGGCGGAGCATTAGTAGAGGCTAAAAGTGTAACAGATTTTTACCAATCAATGTTTAGTGGACATTTACAAAAACAGTTAGACAACATGGATGCTAATGTTGAAAGATTCTTCCTTGTAGTACATGGTACAATTACTAAACATGCTCAATTTATGAGAAAGCAATTTGGTATCAATAAATCAATCGGTGCATTACAAGATACATTTACAGGATATATGGCTAGAGTAATGGCTGATTTTGATTGCCAAGTTTTCTTTAGCACTAATACAAGTGAGGCGGCGCAATTCATTGTTAAATTACATGATAAATTACACAAACCCGCAAGTAAACACGGAGCGCATACCATACGCAGGGTCGGGAGTAATGACTTACGCTTGGACATGATAATGACCGTACCGGGCATAGGGCGTGAAATGGCGGAAAGAATACTTGAGAAATGTGGTAGCATAGAAGAGATGTGTTTTCCCGAATCATTAAAACAAATTAAAGGACTTGGCGAAGTACGAAGAAAATTAATAATTAAAGTATTAACAAGTGAAGAGGCAGTTCGACAGGAAAGAAGGGTTAGAAGATAAAAATAATATATAAACTGTTAAAGAATAAAGGGTTGATAATATGGATTATAAAAATTACGGCGCAGTAAAAAAGTTTGACACACTACAAGCGTATCTCCATCATTTTTCTCAAACATCTATGAGAAATGAGATACCGGGTTTGCTATCGTTTTTCTTTATACAAGGACAAGCGATATTACCTTACATAAGAATACCAACAAGTGATTCCCACTTAGACCCAAGAGTACACATATTTTGGATTCAACCTTCAAGAACAGGTAAATCCGTTGCATGGAACTTTATTGGAGATGTAATGAAGAATGCCGAATTAGATTATGAGTTATATTCTACAGGTACAGATGCAGGTTTGATAGGTTCTAATAAACAAGTATACGATGAGAACGGTAAACCTACAGGTGAAACTGAAACAGTCAAAGGTTTGTTAGCAGGTCAAAAGGGATTGAATGTTGATGAAGGTTCTATCATTCTTACTCCCAACAAACACAGTCAAGAAACTGTATTGTATCTACAAACTGCCTGTAATTCAGTGGGTAGTGGTGGAAATATTTTGACTAAACCGATGAAGGGTGATATTATCAAGTGTGAGTCATTAGTATCACTTTGGATTACTACATATCCTCCAAAGAATGTTAAAGAGTATGTTCTTACCAAAGGTATATTTCAAAGAGTATTACTCTTTTGGGCGCATTGGGATATGGACATGCGACAAGAAGTGAGTAATACAAGACTTGCTACTTTCTATAAAAAACCAAAGGTTATTGATTTAACAAAAGATGACTTGTATGATTACTTTAAAGAAACTGAAAAGAGAGTAAGAGATAGACTACTCAACTTTGCAGAATTAACATTTACACAATGGACAGAAATGAGTCGTGAGGAACAAGAAGAGATAGCCCAACAGTATATGTGGGATATGTTTACTGTAGAAGAAGACTATGAAACTGCGTTGTATCAAGCAAGCGATGAAGTGTTTGATTTGTTAAGAAACATGTCAGCGAGTATGTCCGAGATTGTAGCGTCATTTACACCCGCTATTGAAAACTACCTTGCTATTATTTCATTACACATGGCGGTGTTGGATAAGAAGTGGGTAATTACTGCACAACATGTAGATATGGCTTTTGACATACTTTTAGACTTATTTAAAAACTTAATATCTTGGTTAGAGGATTCAGTTGAGATAGGTGGAAACAAAGGTAAAGAAGGTAAAATCCATGAAGACATGATTAAAGTATACAATGAATGTACAGGTTATGAAATTGACGGTCAAGGTGATGGTTGGCGAAGACAGTCTTCATTAGAGCAACAATATATGAATACAGTTGGTGTATCTAAAAGTACAGTGAGAAGACATTTCAAAGATTATGCGAGTAAATTGTTTAATCGTAAAATGTCGGGTGGAAGAGTTTATTTCCGTAGAAAGGGTGCGAAGAATCATGACTGATATATTAGCACTAGATATTGAAACAAGTAATTTCTCTTGGGAGATAGGTGGTTGGGATAAGACCGCTTCTTTTGACCCAACAGTAGTTGCCACTTGGAATGGTAATGATGGTACTATTTATTGTAATAAAAGTTTAGATATAGATGCTACAGTAAAAGCACTTCACCCTCGTACACTAGGTGATGATTTAGCCGACCATGTAGCAAAGGGCGGTGTCATAATAGGACACAACATAAAAGGATTTGACTTACCTGTACTGCGTGATTCTCTTGATTGTTATACTGCCGGAGATTTGTTAAGTAAGACTGAAAGTATTATTGACACAAAACACCTTGTACAGAAGGCGGCCATGTCGCTTGGTAAAGTAGATACTTCACTTGGAATACTGATAAAGACCACTTTAGAGGACAATAAGTTAATGAACAGTGAAGATGCGCCTGTAGCGTGGAGGGCGGGGCAGTACGACGATGTAGCGAAGTATTGTCTAAGCGATGCACAACTCACATTTGATTTGTATAATTTTGGAAAAAGTGAAGGTTATATCAAATCAAGAAATTTAGAAACGGGAGAAATAAACACAATAGAGGTTGATTGGTAATGGCAGAAATAGAGAGTAAAAAGAGTAAAGCACAGATACACAACATAAGGGCGGCAAAGACAGTATCGGAAACGGTAAAGTCTACACTTGGTCCTATGGGTATGGACAAACTAATGTTAGACGGTGGTGGTAATGTCATTGTAACAAACGATGGTGCTACTATCTTGCGTGAACTTGATGTATCTCACCCCGGTGGTAAGATGATTGTAGAAGTAGCAAAGACTCAAGAGAGTTTATGTTATGATGGTACAACAAGTACAGTTATACTAGCAGGTCAATTGTTGGCTAACAGTGAAGCATTGTTTGAGCGTGGTCTACACCCGAATGTAATTTGTCGTGGTTATCATGAAGCAACAGGTATGGCGATAAAATACCTTAAAGATGAAATTTCTTTATCAGCAGAAAACTGTAGAGATACATTGATTGCAGTAGCAAGGACCGCTATTACAGGTAAAACATTGGAGAATGCTATTGATATTGTAGCGGAGTTGTGTGTATCAGCAGTAGAGAAAGCGGGAGATGCTGAAAGCGTAAAGGTAGTATCTTTCCCCGGTGGTTCACTAGAAGACTCGTATCTTTACAGTGGAAGTATTGTAAACAAGGATTATGTTTTAGATGGAGATGACTCTTACAACAACATATTATTAATTAATACAGGTCTTGAAAATGAGAAAAGCGAAGATAATGTACAAGTTCAACTTGATGCTAAATCGTATCAAACTTACAAGGCATCGGGTAAGACAACATTAATCTCACTAGCAAAGAACATAGTAGAAGCACTACCTAAAGGTGGTGTAGTATTTGTTCGTGATGCAGTAAACGACCATGTATGTGCATATCTAAAGAAGAACAACATCATGGTAGTACGCCGTGTACCGGAGTCTTCTCTTAGAGCATTGTCAAGAATTACTAAAGCGAGTGTGTACCAAACTCCCGATGAGATTGAAACATCATCTGTAGCGTCTGTAAAGCGTGAAAAACATAATGATGTATGGTATCTATTTGTTGAAAGTAAGAAGAAACATAATGAGGCTACTCTAGTGCTTCGTGGTGCTACAAGTCATACACTTGAAGAAGTAGAGAGAGGGTTTGATGATGCTCTCGGTGTAGTATCTTTAGTGTTAAAGAACAAAAACTTCGTTATTGGCGGTGGTATCGCATACGCTCGTATGGCGGCACATCTACGACAACATGCGGCACAGATAGGTGGTAGGGCGCAAATGGCTATAGAAGCCTTTGCTGATGCTCTTGAGATTATCCCTGCTACTATATCCGAGAATGCAGGTCATGACCCGTTAGATACTATACTTGCTATGCGACATGAAATACTGCGTGGTAATACTTCTTTTGGTCCTAATGTTGAGGAAGGTGGAGTTATTGACTTGGCGGATATGGGCGTATTTGAACCTACAGAACTTGTCAAACAAGCAGTACTTAGCGCAAGCGAAGTGACAAACTCTATACTTAGAATTGATGATATAGTAGCAAGAAGACAAGTTGAGTAAGCATGGGTCGCTTGATAGACAGGCTGAAAGTAAAGTGTCGTGCTTGTAGCCACAAGCATATAGCAAGAAGAATTACTGCTCGCTATCTTGATGAAGATAGAAAGCGATTCACTTTACTTCAATGTCGTAAGTGCGGTCATTTTTGGCGAGATTCGGCTATGAAGTAATCATTGTAGTCTTACAAAGGTTGGATTGGTAGCATCGCTTACTGTGCATACAAATCTACCATATCCACCATCAGCGTCAGCAGTATCACCTATTGCTGATGTAGTAGAATTGGTTAGAGCGAATGTACCTGTATTAGAACCGTGAGTATTTTTAATTTCTATAATATATCCCGCAGGGAATGGACCATTTGTAGTGATGGTAAAATTACCTCCGGTGGGATTAAGCACGAGTACATTAGCATCTGTAGATGTAAGGTCTATCGAAGAAGCAGTACTTGTAAGCACACGGTCAAACACTGAACGGGTAAATCTAGCGGCGTGAGTAGCACTGTAGTATAACACATCTTTTGTGTTATCTCCGGCAGTTGTACTACCTATTTGACCGCCTTTACCTAACCACATACAACCTAATCTTGTAGTTGTAAGATTTCCACCTGCCCCGCCTGTATGGAAGGCATCTAAATCTGTATGAGAATCAACGGCATCTGTCGCTCCTACCGCACCATCTACTACAGGAGTAAAGTAAATTGGTGTAGGTCTAACAAATACCCTTTTGTCGTTAATTTCAGCAATATTAACATTTAAATCTCCACCACTACCACTGTGTACAACTCTTAAAACACATAGTACTACGCTTTGATAATTGTCAGTTGAAGAAGGGTTATTCAAAAATGCGTGTGGTGTAGTAGGGTATACATTAGTTCCTGTTGTTACGGCAGTACCCATTTCCATTTTTACATGATTTAACGATTGTTCAGCAGTAGCATAAACTGTAATCAATGCCTCTTGACCCGATGATAAAGGAGTATTACTTCCTTCCGTACTTGCTTGTGTAATAGTAAGTGTACTACTACTTCCGAATCCACCTGCGAATGTGTATACTAATCCATCAAGAATAACATTACCACCTGCTACCGTGAATGTATTGTTGCCTGTTCTTTCGCATATACCGGGTAAGTTTTCGGGTTGTAATCTTGTACCTGCGGCTTTAGCCGTATCTTCCTCTAAGATGATACCATTACCATGTACACCTTCAAGTAGATTAGTTAGCGTAGGTGATGTGATATGGTCGCCATCAGCCAAACCATCTACAGGTTGTGCCGTTCCGCTAAGTGTCATGTTATGATTTGTATGCCCCGATAATGGATTTCCTGTCATTATATCACCTCTATACTAACTTCAATTTTTATTTCATTTTGTGATGTTTTAATTATTGGTCTAGTGTTGTATCTTGCTACTGCTGAAAAAACACCTGTAGTAGCGTTTCTATTTAACAATACAACTTCTTTTATGGTATCGTTAAATGATTCTGTAATAGGTAAACTTGCTTCAATTAATATTGTACTTTCATCTACAATAGATACATTAGGAACTAAAGTAATTGCAGGTCTACCTGCACCCCCGTCATCATTAGTAGCGGGTGTACCGTCAAAACCTAACACTAATGTGTTAATTGAGGTGGCTATTTGAGATATTAAATCAAACTTTATTTTACTAGATATAGCCATTAGTACACCCTCTCTTGCTCTTGTGATTTATTTATTCCTATAGGTAAGCCACCCTTACCAATTAACCCTCTTGTGTTATTTCCTTTAACACCTCCTATGAGGAAAGCAGTAGTAAGTACCTCTCTTTGTGAAACTCTTACTACAGTTCTAATTTGTATTCTACCAAACATGGTAATGTTCTCTTTGATATTTTGTATAAATTCTGTTGGGTTTTTATCATTACCTTCCACGCTAATACCTTCACTAATACCTTGCAGTACACCTTCAAGACCTGTATCAACTGTCAAAAGTACAATATCGGATTTCTTTTCAAATGGGTAATGAGTTATTTCAGTGATTATGTGTTGTGTACCACCGTAATCTACGGCCATACCCGGTCTTAAATCAGTTATATTGATTTGCCCTTCACTTATTATAGTACCACTTTCTAAAGAATTAGCCCGTAGTATTTGTCTACCTATTCTTCTAGCCGCACTAGATGTTCTAATTGTAGTATCAAATATAGGTTCACCTTCTATCACTTCTCCGTTAGTACCGCTTTGTTTTTCGGTATCATTCATAGTTATAGATACATCATCATTTAGAGCAATAGGTAATCCTTTGATAGTTATTCTATTAGGTATGTTATCTATCTTGTCTGTTGCACCCATACCTGTTTTTATGTTGGGGTCTACAATTCTATTTGACTCACTAAAACTAATTGGTACATATATCATATTACCGAATCTATCTAGCATAACCATGCGAGTATCATGTCTTCCTAAAAATCTTAATGCGGTCATAATGTTAATTCCGTTAAAATCTTTAGCGACAAATCTCATAGAATGTTTTTTGTCTTTTTTATTTTTACTGTTAATTTTAGATATATTTACACTTGTCAAACTACTATTGGTAACACTCTCTCCAATCCTTATTGCAGTATCAGTAGTTCTAAAACCTACATCTATAGGTTGGCCCAATCTAACTTCATTACTGTCAAAACCTATTTGATTAAGTGTTTTATTTTTCATATTTGTTAAATTTATAATATTTCCATTTATAGTAGAAGGTAATAGTCTTTGATTGGGAAAATTAGGATTATAAAGTAAAGTTGGTTTATTAGAATTAGAAATACTTTCATTGTTAAAGAATGGTATTAATGTACTACTGTCGTGTCCATCTGCGCCCTTGTGTGTTATCCTCACAAAAGACTCACCTTCTACTATTGAGTATGTAGTATCGGGCATTACTTGAAAAGTATTTACTGCTCTTGCAGTTGTAAAATTAGCATTTGCGTTATCAGTCTTTTTTATTTCCGCATAATGAACTGCGTTATCTACAAATACAGGTTTACGGATATGTTTCATCGTATTAGAAACACTTTCAAATCTACCATCATTTGAATTTTTAATTAATCGCCCCATTTAATCAACTCCCGTCGCCTGTATGGTCGCCTTTATTGTATGATACATCGTTTTTATGTCCTTTAGGGTGTAGAGATTGACTAAATCTAGGTTCAATTGAAAAGTCTTTTCTTGTTATATTAGTATCATCTTCTATTTCTGTTCTTCTTCTACTTGCATCTGCCCTATAGTGTTGTAAAGTATTTTCAGTAATTATTACATTGTTAATATCGTTTCTTAAAGAAGGCACTAATTGAGTTGTTTCAAGCGGATTTACATATTCTATATTTGTAGCATCTAAATATATGAATCCGGGTGATAATGCTCTCTCATCAGTACCTACTAACATATTATCTACAATAGGTGCGTAAGGTGGGTTAGTATCGGGATTAGTGGCTCTTAAGTAATATCCCTCCGATGCTCTAGCATTAGGCATATTATATGCAAATGTTCCGTACTTACCACCCATAGTAGTGTAAAAATAATTTTGTTTCAATCCGTTTCCTTGATATTGGGGTGAAAGTGACGACATAACAAGACCTTCACCCATTCTTGCTTGATATTTATTAAGAACTCTTATCGGTCTAATCAAGAATGATATATCCTTGTCTATCTTATTATTATCAGTATTTAATCCACTACTAAAGTACGGGTTAGGAGATTTCCATTTTGTAGGACCGCTTATATTATATTTAGTTGCTAAATATCCTTCCCATTGTTTTATTTCAAAATCGGTTAAATGTCTATTAAATTGTATAATCTCGGCAATCTTACCTATCAATGGTGCAGAAGATGTATTTAGTGTACCTATGTTTTGAGGTTCATCTCCATTAGTTAAACCGGCATGTGTTTTGTAATAAGCGGGCGTTAAAGTTTGCACTACTGTACCATCTACTCTTAGCGTTTGTGCCGTCACAGTTCCACCTGCACCGTTTCCGCCGTCTATAAACATAGTAAGTAAATCCGGTTGATTAAGAGTAATACTACCTACTGCTGATTTAGCCGCACTCCAACTTGTATCTGCCCCTGCCCAAAACTCCCATTGATTATTACCACCTGTCATATCTGCGTATAGATTAAATCCTCTTCTTTGAGGTGTTTCACTACCATTAAAAGTTCTACTTTCATATCCTAATTGATTAGCGTCATTGTCATTAGTCACCGACATAACCATGAATATAGTAAATTCATTAGTGTTTAAATTAGCATCAAAAGCAAGGGATAATTGGTCGCCACCATCAAAACTTAAACATGGTTTATTGTTAAATGTAGCATCGGAGGCTACAAATGTCGGTTTCTTTGAAACAGTAGATTGTGTGAAATTCCGCCCTCCGCCGCTTTCATCTTCCCAAGTATTTACACTATCTCCATCTTCTAAGTTTAAACTATCGGCTCTTAACCAAAGCACTAATCCACTTGTGCTTAAACTACCCCAAGTACCCAATGATATAGGTTGTAAAAAGTTCTTCTTTTCCATGATGTAAGAACCACCGTAAGGTGATAACATAGATGTTTCAGCAAATGGATATACTGTACCGAATGATGTGTGAGTAAAATGATTATAAATTCCACTTCTAGCATTAATAATACCTCTATGTCCTATATTTCTATCAGCGTGTAAACTATATGCTTCTGTAGTAATTATGACATGGTTATTATCAATACCCTCAACATTTTCTACATCTAACCCAATCTTAGGACTACTTCTACTTACTAAGTTATAATGATAACTTCTGTAAAAAATGGGTATATCAGTGTTCATAGTTTTATCTCTATCACTCACCATAGACTCTACTTTGAGTAGTCCATCTTGTTCTATACCTAACTTTGCACTGATACCTCTTGGTACTTCATCACTTTGTAGAATATCATTTCTTGGTCTTATGTACCCGCTTCCAATATTAGGTTCTGCGGTATTATGTGATAACACTGCACCTTTAGTAGTAAAAATATCATGTATTGATTCATTAAACAAATACGGTAATCTACCAATACGACCATCACTGAAAGCCGTTGGGTATCTTATACCTCTACCATTAGGCGCACTACCTACCCTATTTGCGTGTGGAGGGAAAAACATATCCTGTATTATATTGTGTCTAGCGAATCCTAACGGGTCAAAATTACCTACTTGAGATGGTATTTTTTGATAACTATGCGCTCCGGCTACTGCGACTGAAGCATTCTCGGACACTATGTAATCTTGGTTTGTAGCATCCCACGCAATAATATTTTTAGTGTTATAATATTTGTAACCGTGAAGGAACGGTGTATAAGCAAATGAACCATCTACTATTTTCTTAGTTGAATAATCATATACATCTTGACAATCCCAAGCAGGTTTTATACCAAATCCACGGACAGGCATTCTTCTTACATCTTCACCACGAGTATTACCCCACCAATCTACTAAGTAATATTGTGAAGCGGTGGCTACATCAAATATACCTTTACCGAAATCATCGCCCCACCATTCTCTTCTTACAGTTGGGTTTTGTATATGATTAATTAATTCATCTTCCGCCATACGAGATATATTTCTTAATGTTCTTACAGGGCAACCGAATGGTCTTGTCATACGCATACCATCGGAATATCTAGTTTGATGACCGTATATATCATCGTTAGTCATACCTGCAAGATTAGTTTGTTTCTCAAGTATACCTACATAAGTATCACTAATACTACCACTTGTGGGTGAAGTTTTACCACCTGCGTATGTCCATGTACCGCTTGCCCTATCAATTTGCACTAACGGTCCATGTTGATATTCTGTAAGGTTGTTAGTAGTTGTAATACCTGCTTCTATGTATGCTCTCATACCATACATAGCCCATTGAGGTTTGTTGTATGGTTGTCGTAGTCCAAACCTATAACCGAATGGTCTTGGTCTTACATTAGGAAATGCCGTTGCCCCATCAGTATATGTATTCCAAGCCGACATAATTGTATCGTAATCAGTATTGCTTACACCTGTAGTAGCGTCATAAGAACCATCATCACCTAAGTCTTGCCATACTACACCGTTATTGTTGCTTGTTATTCCATAACCGTATTGTGTAGGTAGCACCCAAGATGCAGTGACATATCCATATCCGTCAAGTCTGCTTACTAACGGTCCACCTCTACTACCACAAGGCCAAAAGTTGTTTAACATAGATGCACCAAAATATAAATCACTAGCAATTTGCCCTGCTTGTTTTGCTTGTAGTTTATTAGCAAAATTAAACGGATTACCGGCTTGGCTATCATATAATCCACCTTCACTATCTCTTAATGTTTGTAAAGATAAACCTGTAATTGGTGAGCCATCACCGAATAAAAAGACAGTAGTTCCTGTTGGTATTTCATTAGCGGTATTTTCAAACACTGTTATAGTAGTTCCATTATCCGAATCAACCGTGTAGATGTGTCCGTCTACGCTTATTCTTGTACCTTGAGAATATGTCACTGTTACACCTGCATTTGTAGTAGTAGAATTTGTGACAATAGTGTTAGCACCTTTACTTGATACTTTACGGTCATCACTAACAAAGATACTAGGATTAGTGGCAATAGGAGAAGGAGTTTCTATGTTTAATGTGAAAGGACCAAGACTTGCATAATAAGTACTATCGTGATAATGCACCGTTTCAAAATGTTGCGGCATG